CATTTCTGAATAGGTGTCTAATGTTGGTTTTCCTTGATACTCGGCAACTATCTCCATAGTCTCTAACTTGATGATGTGAAATGTTGAGTTATCTTTTCCGTCGCCTCGTGCTACATCAGCAGTTATTAGGTAGTTGTTTTCTTGTTGTGCCTTTTCCCAAATCCATATGTTCCTGTCAAACCCTACTCTATATTCAGGCTCTGTCATTTCGCTTTCTAATCTCGATATCTCGTCGCCGTGGATGACTGTTTCGCCAGACATATTGAAGGAACACTCCAACTCCTGTGCGATTGCTCGGCGAGACATGTTCTTTGTCTCTTTCTCGAACCATTTCTGATCTCTGTCGGGATGAACGTCCCAAAGGAGAGTAGTCATAAAGAAGTCGTTTTCTTCTGCCTGTGCGTCAACGCACGCTTTGTGGAACCAGTTTCCGACACCGTTGGGTGAAGAGAGGGCGATACAGCGTCCACCTGTTGATAGGGTGGAGTATAGTGCTGTCCAGATTTCGTCCATTCCCTCAACGTGAGCAGCCTCATCTACGACGAGGAGTGAGAGTGCTTCAGAACGTCCAGCGTCTGCTGATGTTGCCGATGCCTTTATCTCTGAGCCGTTTGATAGGACGAATGATGCTCGGTTGTCGATGTCTATCGATGCTATCTGCATCCACGGTGGCAAGTTCTTCATAATGTGCTTCACCTTCTTGACGAGGTTAGAAGCAACTTGGAACTTAGTTGCGACGACAAGGACGTTCTTGTTTCTGTGAAACAGGAGCATCCAAGCGATGTAGGCGGCAGTTGTGGTTGAGATACCTAACTGGCGTGCTTTCAATATTACGTTGAAGCGATGGTCATTGAAGTTCTTTACGAGATCCTCTTGGAAGTCGTAAAGTTTGAATGGAAGAAGTCCTTCGAGTGGATGGGCAATCTTCGCATAGTTAGTTATGAAGTATGTCGGATCTTTTCCGCTTTTTAATATCTCTTTTAGTATTTCGTTCTTTGTAAGTTGAAACGACATCTATACATCACTTATTCTTTCCAAGAGATAGGAAGTCACGGATTGACTTATCAAGCCTGTCCTCTGATGCTTCACTCACAGGCATAACGTCGCTTAGATTTCCAACCTTGTATGATTTGTTGCCGTTTACGAAAGCACGAACGCGAGAAGTGTTCTGAACCATTACTTGGACTTCACCTTCGGCGGTTAGGTTGAGAGTGTCTTTTGTTATCTTCTTGTACTCTTTCTTGATGAAACTTGCAACGTTCTCTATCATCTCTTCGACTTCTGCCTCAATGTCGCCAGCATAGACGTCTTTTAGTCTGATGTCGCTCTGATAGTTGATGTTGAGTAGGTTTCCGTGAAGGTTGACACCAAATCCGTCGATGACGCGAGAGTCTGTGAGAGCATCGCCCTCTTCTCTTTTCAATCCTACTTTCTTTACTTCGCCGTCTGGGACGAAACGTTCGTCATGTGCTCCGTCGCGTGCATTTGCTGCCGCTTGTGAAATACCTTGTACGATGTCTAAAACTGTTGCCATTTTATTTGTTTTCCTTTTTTGGACGCCATCCTTCTGTCCAGCGTTGTTCTCTGCCCTCAATCCATTGGATGTGACATTTGTTGCAACAACCGAACTTGTTCATATAGACATCATCCCTTCTGTCGAAGGAATAGACATCGCAAACAGAACAAACCCTATTGCTATCTTTATTAAGTAGTTTTTTTGATATCAAAACGCCTTGGACTTCCATTTTTTCAGTCTTTTCAGTCAATCTTTTTACTTTTTGGGCGAGTTCCTTCAATTGTTCGAGATAATCTTTCTCTTTTTCTTCGTCCCAGTTCTTTGACGGATGTTGAACTGCTTCCTCTCCATACTTCTCTGCTATTGCTTTCTCTACCTTTATTTCGTAGTTTGGATCGGTGTCTTCGCTCATTTCATTATCTCCGATGCGGCATAGAGTGTTCCCAAAGTTAGTCCTATTCCTGCGACGACACCGCCTGCCATCCACCAGTGGTTGTTTTTATTTGGCTGTTCGAGTGCAAGTTCTCTATAGGTGTCTATTTCGTCGTTCTTTATGTCCATCAACAAGTTGTGCCTTTCATCAAGAGAATCATAACTTATTTGCAAGCTGTCTATTTGGAACTGCATATTTGCTGTGGTTCTCGCTATTTCGTATTCAACTCGCAAGTCGCACTCTTCAAAAGAATACTGGTTGTCGGCAAGCAGTTGTGCGGTTGCCGATGGGTTGAACAGAGTTCCTGCAAATGGTGCTGGCTCTGCCTCATCCAGATGCGTATATCTTGGAGCGTCCTGCGCAAACGCTGGCGTTGCGGCGAACAAAGTAACTGCCAATATTTGTGATGTAAGTCTATTCTTCATATGTAAAACCAAACTCTTCCTCTATTGCTCTGTTTGCCATCTCGGGGTTTTCTGAAAGAGTTTCTAATAGTTCTAAATATCTTGCTCTCTTCTCGAATGAAAGTGATTCTTCTCTATTCTCGAACTCTCTTTCTAGTCTCGCCAATGATTCGTCTCTCAGTCGGAGTGCTTCTTGAGTTTCCTCTTTCTCTTTGTTGCGACTATTCTCTAAAACCTCTATCTCTTTCTTATAGTTGTCGATAGTGTTCTCAAGTATCTTCTTGTACATTGCTACATTTTTGCGAGACATTAGCCATACGAATAGCGTCCAAGCGGAGATTGCTATTATTTTCCAATGGTGCTTCGCCCATACCCACGCTTTAGTTAGTGATAGTATCATTCACTCTTTCCGAACTTCAGCATAGAGACTACATCAACGGCAGCTTGTCCAGAGATGTAGCAGACTGCTACCCATACCCAGTGCTCGCTCTCAAGACTTCCTTGATACATTAGCCCTGTTGCTATTAGAAATGTTAGTAGTTTCCTCGAAATAAACTTGTTTAGCGCCTTATCCATCAAAACTTTCATAGTCATAATACCTCCGTAGTGTTTCTATAAATAGTATTAGACAACAACTTTGGCAAAACCATTTTCCTTTTCGATGGATATAACATGATCAACGCAGTCTTTCAGAGAATCTAAGTGAGATATTAGTATCACTGTTTTGAAATAAGACTTTACCATCTCCAATATTCTCACGAAACCCTCTAAGTTCTCTGCGTCGAGGGCTGTTCCAGGTTCATCTAGTATGAATACTGACGGAGATGGGAGTGAACTTACATGCAAGAGAGCGAGGCGTATCGCCATTGACGCTATTGTCTTCTCAGCGCCTGAACCCAGTTCTATCGGACGGGGTTCGTGTCTTGGATGCTTGATATAAACATTGAGTCTGCGTCCATCGTTCTCGAAAAAGACTTCGAAGTCAACTATGTTGGTGAGAACTTTCGCTATCTCTTCGTTTATCGCTGGGAGTTTTCTTTTGATAATGTCGTATGAGATGCCGCTAGAATGCATACACTTGGTGAACAAGTCGTATGCTGAATACTCTTCTCGCAAGTCTGATAGTTCTGCTTTTTGCTCTTCGATGTTTTGTAACTTCTGCTCGTATGATCCGTGCGCCATAAACAAGTCGTTTAGATCGGTGACGCATTCGTCGTGCTCTTTCTTTATTTTTACTAAGTCTCTCGCCTTCTTTTTCTTGTCGGAGACGAGGTGTTCGAGGTTCTCAATAGCGTCTTTGTTTACTTCGTAAATCTCAATGTGCTTTTTGATCTCCTCTATTTCGTGTCTGATTACCTCTACTTTGGATATGTTGCCGCCGATTTGGAGAGATAAGACGGAGATTTCGCTTTCTACTGCTGTTCTGCGGTTTACGAGGGCGTCGTATTTGGATAGATAGTCGTCTACCCTGTCTGCTTCCAGTTTCTCCAACTGGTTTAGTATGTCTTCGCCTTGTTTGCGGAGTTCTGAGACTTGTTCGTTCAGGTTTGGGAGGACTTCTCTCGCCGTGTGTGCGTTGCAGATGAACTTACACGAGGTATATTTGTCTCCGCAAGGGACTTCATCTAGTAGTTTTACCTTATTGTTCGCCGATATAACATCTTTTTCTGCGTTTTTGAGAGAGTTTTCTACTTCTATTCTCTCGCTTTCTTTATTTGTCGCTTCTTCTTTCTTGTTTTTCAGGTTTTCTATGTCGTATTTGTCTAGGAAGTCAATAAGTTTTACAACAAGTTCTTCGTTTTCTTGCTTCTTTACAATACTTGCTGTGTTTTCGTCTATCAGAGTTGTTGCCTCTGATGTTTTAGTCTCCAACTTGTTTCGATAGTCGTCGATGTCGATGATGTTGACTGGAATAGAGGAGATTTTGCTCTCCAAGTCTTGGAGTTCTGCCTCCATCGCTATTGCGCTTTCTTCAAATTCTTTACAGCGAACCTTATTTGTGGCGATGTCTTCGTCGCTTATGGCGAGTTCTTTGGCTGCTTGTTCCATTTCTTCGTCGAAGTTCTTGTCCTCCAACCTTTTTAGAGCACCTCTCATGTCTGAGGCGTCGTCTTTGGCGAGTTTATACTTCTTGTCGAAGATTTCAAGATCAAGGAACTTCGCTAGAATCTCTTTTCTCCGAGTTGAACCCTCTTTGATGAATGTGAGACTATCCAACTGAGACGCCATTGATGTTAGCAAGAAGTCGTCAAGAGTTCCGAGCATCTTTCGAATGTTCTTGTCAGTGTCTGCTCTCGTCATTCCGTTATGACTTATTATCTCGTTGCCGAGGGCGTCTATTTCAGTGAAGTCTACATTGGTTTTTGCTTCCAATGTCTCTTCGCCTTTCAACTTCTTGGTGTATTTCTCGCTGGTTCTCTCGACAACGAACTGTCTGTCTCCAATAGACAAGCCGATGCGTCCCATTCCGACTTCTCTATTCTGGTTTATTATGTTTAAGTTCTTTCGCTCGTTCTTGGATGTTGAGTTGAATAGGGTATATAGTGCGGCGTCAACAATGCTTGACTTTCCAGAATAGTT